GGCGAGACGGTGACATTCACTCTGCCTGAAACCGGTCCCATGTCCGGCCCCATTCTGCATCTGAAACTGTTTCACCCGACGGACGACCACTACGGCATGAGCCCCCTTGAGGCCTCAGCCTTCGCCATCGATATTCACAATGCCGCCGGTGCCTGGAACAAGGCCCTGCTCGACAATGCCGCGCGCCCCTCCGGCGCACTGGTCTATGCCGGCGCCGAAGGCTCTGAACATCTGACTGACGAACAGTTCACCCGCCTCAAGGAAGAGCTGGAGCAAAACTATCAGGGCTCTGACAATGCCGGACGCCCTCTGTTGCTGGAAGGCGGCCTCGACTGGAAGGCCATGTCCCTAAGCCCCAAGGACATGGATTTCATCGAAGCCAAAAACGTGGCATCGCGCGAAATCGCGCTGGCCTTCGGCATCCCGCCCATGCTGCTCGGCATCCCCGGCGACAACACCTACGCCAACTACGCCGAAGCCAACCGCGCCTTCTGGCGTGAGACGGTCCTGCCTCTGGTAGGCCGCTACTGCCACGCCATCACCAGCTGGCTGGCCCCCAGATATGGCAACGACCTGCGCGTCTGGTACGACCCCGATGCGCTGGAAGCGCTAAGCGCTGACCGCGAAGCATTGTGGGAGCGGGTGGGAGCTGCGGACTTCTTGAACGCCGACGAAAAACGGCAAGCAGTTGGGTATGGAAATGACCACAACGGATAGTTCTCGTTGGCATCTGGACAAACGCGTCCCCATCGCCCTCATCGCCGCGATGTCACTCCAGACCGCCGGCGCACTCCTTTGGGCAGGGGCCGCCATGCAGCGGATCGACTATCTGGAGCGGGAGGTCTCGGCCAGTTCGATGATCGGCGAACGTACCGCGCGGGTGGAAGAACAGATGCGCTATCTGCGCCAGTCCATGGACCGCATAGAGACAAAGCTTGACCGGCTGAGCGACAACTAAGCCGCACCCACGTACGAACATCCGAGATCTGAATGACCCGACCGCTTTCAGTCAAGCGCGCCGATGCACCTGCGCGTGCCGGTGTGATCGCTACAGCACACGTTCAGGATACAGGCGACGGCACTTTTGCGGGCTACGCCTCCCTCTTTGGTCAGGCGGACGACCAGAAAGACATTGTATCCCCCGGCGCGTTCGCATCCGCCTTGCGCCGTCGCGGGACATCCCGCATCGCGATGCTCTATCAGCACGAACCGTCACGACCCGTTGGAGTATGGACGTCTCTGCGTGAGGACGAACGTGGCCTCTGGGTCGAAGGAAGACTCGCCCTTGATGCAGATGATGGCCGCGATGCCCATGCGCTTCTCAAGGCTGGCGCGTTGACCGGTCTGTCCATCGGCTTTCACGCCGTGACTGCAGAGCGCCGCCCGGGGGGAGGGCGTCTGCTGCGTGAAATCGACCTGTGGGAAATATCGCTTGTGACGTTTCCCATGCTGAACACGGCCCGTGTGGCGCATGTCAAGCAGGACACACACCCATCGTTGCCCTTTTCCGCAGCGCAATCACACGCACTGGCGCGTGCCATGCGCCGCGCCACATCAGCCCTCACCCCAAGCATGCAACAGGCAAAGGAGCCCCATCCGCATGACGCTTGAAACCAAGGCAGCCCATTCAGCTGCCATCCCTGCTCTTGAGCACAAGGCGGAGCCGGTAGCCGCGGCTAATGCCTGGGATCCCCAGTCCGCCGAACTGCGTGATGCATTCGGTGAATTCCTGTCTGCTTTCGAGCAGTTCAAGGATGCCAATGACGACCGCCTCTCACAGATCGAAAAACGCATGTCATCCGACGTTGTGACCACCGACAAGGTGGACCGCATCAATTCGGCCATGGATGAACAGAAGCGCCGCATGGACGATCTGTTTCTCAAATCCAGCCGTCCCGGCCGCAGTTTTGGCAGCGCCGGCATGCTGTCTCACTCGGCACTTGAGCACAAGCGTGCCTGGGAAAGCTACATGCGCAAGGGAGACGCATTCGATCTGCGGGCGCTCGAAGTCAAAGCCCTGTCGACCCAGACAGACCCGGACGGCGGTTACCTCGTCCCAAGTGAAACCGAAAGCGAGATTGGTCGCGTTCTGTCCGAAGCGTCACCCATTCGCGCCATCGCTGACGTGCGTCAGGTCTCAGGATCATCCCTGAAGAAACCCATTGCTACATCCGGCGCCATGGCCGGTTGGGTCGGCGAGGAAGAAACCAGGCCTGAGACCGCCGAGCCGGTCCTGTCTGAGATGGAGTTCCCCACCATGGAACTCTACGCCATGCCTGCCGCAACCCAGTCTCTGCTGGATGACAGTGCCGTCAACATCGAGGAGTGGCTGGCAGCTGAGGTTCAGATCGCCTTTGCGGAGCAGGAAGGTAGCGCCTTCGTTAACGGTGACGGCATCCGCAAGCCGCGCGGCTTCCTCTCCTATGATGTGGTGGATGATGACACCTGGAGTTGGGGCAAGCTCGGCTATGTTCCATCCGGGGCCAACGGCGCCTTTGCCACATCAAACCCGCAGGACGCTCTGGTGGATCTGGTCTACGCCATCAAGTCCGGCTATCGCAGCAATGCTCACTGGGTCATGAATCGCACCACCCAGAGCGAGATCCGCAAGTTCAAGGACACTGACGGGAACTATCTCTGGCAGCCGGGCCTTGCTGCCGGCCAGCCGGCGACACTGTTGAACTTTGCAATCATAGAAGCTGAAGACATGCCGGACATTGCCAGCGATGCAACAGCACTTGCCTTCGGTGATTTCCGCCGCGGGTATCTGGTCGTTGACCGCCTTGGCGTCCGCACGCTGCGCGACCCCTATACCCGCAAGCCATACGTGCTGTTCTACACCACCAAGCGTGTGGGTGGCGGCGTCCAGAATTTCGAAGCCATCAAGCTCATGAAGTTTGCCGCTTCCTAATCCATCCTTCTACTGACAGTTCAGGAACACCTACATGCGCGACCTGCATAATCAGGTGGCGGTGCGGCACACGCTTGTGCCCGCCACCGTCACCGCTGACGTTACCTCCGTTGCCGTTGACCGGCGCGGGTTTGAGAGCGTCGAACACGCGGTCATTGCCGGCCAGTCCGGCGATACCCTGTCGGCCTCGGTAAAAATCGAGCTCAAGCTTGAACACTCCCACGATGCATCCACCTGGGAGCCTGTCACCGATGCCGACGTGATTGGCGCCAGCGTGGACGGTTCGGGGGTGTTTGCCACCATTGATGACGTGGCGGAAGACGAAGCTGTCTATCGCATCGGCTACATCGGTGGACGGCGCCACACCCGTGTGGCAGCTGATTTCGCCGGAACACACACCAACGGTACACCGCTGACCGCCCTGGCGCTGCTGGGCCATGCCCATGCCAAGCCTGTCTAGTCAGTCGAATCCAGTCCAGCAAAGGAGACGGCCGATGGCGCTGTTTTTCTCAAACCAGACCACCAATGCGTCCAGTCCACCGGTCGATTGGTTCGGCGGTGACGGCACGTTCTATGCCCAGGGCGTGTTCGGCGGCGGTACGGTTTTGCTCCAGGCAAGCTTTGATGACGCCAACACGTGGATTGACGTCGGACCTGATGCCTCATTCACTCAGGCTGGTGCGGGCAATTTCCGCATCGGCAGGTGCAAGTTGCGCGCGGTCGTGTCCGGTGCGACATCACCTGACCTGACCGCCGGCATATAGTCGTGATGGTTCAGGCGCAAAACGGCCTGATGCCGCCCGCCATCCGGCATCTCACCTCACCTCTCGCACAGAGTGCCACGTCCGGGCTGATGCTGGGCGATGGGGTGTGGTGGCCGTCAGGTGCGCAGCTCGCATTGGATTTTGGGGGAGGCAGATACATGGCGGGCGGCGCCCGGTACCTTGCTTTCGCAGATGTGCCTGGCAGCTCAGTCAGCCGCCCTACGAAGGCATGGGGACTGGCGTCGGGAGATGTCCCGATAGAGTCGGGTGTCGATGAAGCTCTGGTCGTCCCTTTACGCGGCCTGCTAACAGAGCCGTCCGCGATCCGTCTCAACCCTCAGGATCTCGCAGGCCCGCTTTTCGGCACGGGGTCCAGCACTACAGTTGTACCAACACACACGGTGCTACCCGACGGTTCTGTCGGAACAGCCTATCGAGTGCAGATGCCGGCTGGTCCGCAGACCTTCCTGGTCATTGCTCCAGCTATTGCCTCAGGCATGCACAACATTCAGGTGTGGGCGAGAGCAGCAGGTGATGGGTCAGAGCCATCCTTTGCACTTGGTGCGGGCAATACGCCCGTTGTGTTTACGAGCACGGAAAACTGGAAGCTCTACGACCTCGAACAGACGGCCAATGGCATGACACCAACCATCAACAACCGGTTCGATACTTTCGCAACGGACGTTATGTTTGTCTGGCCGGATGTCCAACAGGGACCGTTGGCTTCGCCCATCCTCGCGCCAGGCATGACGGCTTTGCGCGCGGCTGCATCCATTACGGTGTCCGACATTGATACCCAATGGGCATTGCCTCCAAATCATACGTTTGACGTCACCTATGAGGATGACACGACGGCATCGCTCAGCGCTGCAGCCGGCACGCTCACCATTCCGGTCTCCACCAAGGCCTACCGGTCCATCATCGGATAGCTATGAACATCACCACACTTGTTGAGCCTTCGGTGGAACCGGTAACGGTGGCCGAAGCCAGGACACTGCTGCGCGTTGAAACCAGCGATGAGGATGCTTTGCTGTCGTCGCTCATCGCGACAGCCCGCATGACGGTGGAGCAATCGACCGGCAGGTCACTCATCAACCGTGATCTGCAAGCCGTAACCGACCACTGGCCGAACCGCCAGCGTTTTGTCTTGCCGTCACCGCCATTGCAGCAGGTCCTGTCTGTCAGCATCCGCGATCAAACCGGCGCAGAGACTGTCTGGGACAGTGAAAACTACCTTGTCGAAACGTCCGGGCCGGCTCCCTACATTGCCTTGATGCCTGGAGCGGTGTGGCCGTCTGTGCAACATGGCGCCGGCGCAATCCGCATTCGGTATCGTGCAGGATATGGCGACGCGCCAACAGATGTGCCGCCACCCCTGGCCCACGCTGTCCTGCTCCTTGTCGCCCACTGGTACGAAAACCGCGTTCCAGTGGTTATCAACGCGGCCGCATCCCGCATTCCCGGTACGGTGGATGCCCTGATAGCCGGCCATCGGCTGCGGCGCCTGTAGCATGGCCAGCCTTCTCACACTCAGTGCCGGGCAGTTGCGGGATCGCCTTGTCCTCGAACAACCCGCGTTCGCAAGCGATGGCGGTGGCGGCACGACCCGGAGCTGGCAGACAGCCGCTACCCTATGGGGTGCGGTCACGCCTTTGTCCCCGGCAAGCAATGTGGATGCGGAACAACCCGGTGGTCGGATCAGCTACCGGGTCATCTGCCGTTACCGCAGCGACATACGCCCGGGACAGCGGTTCAGGGACGGACAGCGGAACCTGGATATCTACGCGGTCGTTGATCCCGATGGACGCAAACGCTGGGTAGAGTGCCGCTGCCGGGAACATCAGTCATGAAACCCGTCAAAGTCACCATTGATGATCCGCAGTTGCTCGAGCGTGAATTGCGCAGGAAAAACGCAACAATTCGCACCGCCATTGCGGCAGAAGTTCAGGCTACGGCCGGGATGGTCGTCGCTGACGCCAGGGCGCATCTCAACGACGCCGCGCGCTTGCCGGTTTCCAGAACAGGCCAGCTGGCCGCTTCTCTCCATGTCGTCCGCTCCGCCAACGGCCTCGTCGCCGACATCCGCACATTACTGGCCTATGGCAGCTATCTTGAGTTTGGAACTCGCACCATGCCGCCCTATCCATGGTTGGGTCCCGCCTGGCTCAACAACACGCGCGGTCTGAAGCAAAGAATTCGCGCCGCCATCCGGTCAGGATTGAAGGGCACGCGTCGATGACAGGCACGCAGAGCTGGGCACTACAAAAGGCAATTTTCGTTGCGCTGACCACCGACCCTTCTGTGCTTTCGCAACTCGGTGGCCCCCATGTTCATGACCGCGTGCCGGCCGATGCACAACTTCCCTATGTGACCTTGGGCGACGGGCAGTGGAGAGACTGGAGCACAGCCACCGAGGTCGGTGCCGAGCACAGTTTACGCCTCCATGTCTGGGTCCGGGATGGGGGGCGCCGTGTGGTGCGTCACATCTCTGATGCCATCCACGCACGCCTGCATGACCGCGTACTCGATCTTGAGTCCGGCGTGCTCGTCAATCTGCGCTTTCAAAGCGCCCAGATCCTGACCGATCCGGATGGTGAAACCTGGCACGGCGTTTTGAGCTACCGGGCAGTCACCGACGCCACCTGACTTTGCACAATCAAGGAGACAAGACATGACAGCCCAAAAGGGCAAGGACCTTCTGGTCAAACTCGATAATGATGGTGCCGGGTCATTCGTGACCGTAGCCGGGTTACGGTCACGATCCTTGTCATTCAACGCACAGACGGTGGACGTGACGAATACGGATTCAACCGGCGCCTGGCGGGAGTTGCTTGGGGAGACCGGGATCAAGTCTGCTTCCTTGAGCGGCTCCGGCGTCTTCAAGGACGCGGCATCAGACGCCACCGTCCGCGACCTGTTCTTTTTGGGTTCCATTCGCAACTGGCAGATCACCGTCCCTGATTTCGGTGCTGTCGAAGGTCCCTTTCAGATCACAAGTCTCGACTATTCCGGCGAGCACGATGGAGAGATGACCTACGAGATGGCGCTCGCATCCGCCGGTTCCCTTTCCTTCACTGCATCAGTCTGACCAGATGGCAAACCGGCATCGCGGCGAAGTCACTGCCCATCTCAACGGCAAGCCGCACACCTTGGTACTTACCCTGGGTGCCCTGGCGGATTTGGAAGACGCTTTCGATGGTGAAGACATTCTTGCGGTTGCTGAACATCTTCAGTCTGGCCGCCTGAGTGCCCGCGACTGCGTAAAGATCATTTCTGCGGGATTGCGCGGCGGTGGCCATCCAGTCACCGAAGCGGAAGTCGCTGACATGACCGTGGAGGGCGGTGCTGCCGGCTATGTAAGGATCGTGGCTGACCTCATCGCGGCAACGTTCAGTCCACTTGCTGCCGCGCAGGACACGACGCCTGATACGAAGACTACGCCGCCGGAAAAGTAGACGGCGCTGTTACCTTTCCGTGGCAGCGCCTCATGGAGCTGGGCTTGGGCCTGCTTGCCCGTTCACCTCATTCTTTTTGGACCATGACGCCGGGTGAGCTCGTGCGCGCACTATATGGCGCGACGGCACCCGGCATGGTCCAACCCGCCGCGCCACCCCCCCTGGCGCGGCGGGAACTCTTGGCCCTGATGGAGGTATTCCCGGATCAATGACAGAAAGTGATGGCTTGAATCTCACGATCTCTGCGGATGTGTCGGCGCTTGAAAAGAGCTTCGAGGAAGTCAGCGACATTGCTGAACGTGCCGGCCAGTCAATTGGCACGTCACTGACCGGCGCATTGCAACAAGCCATCTCCGGCGGTCAGTCCCTGTCAGACGTTTTTCGCAACCTGGCGCTTCAGGTCTCTGACTCGGTGCTCCAGGCAGCTCTGAGCCCCGTTCAGGAGTTTGCATCCTCCGCCGCAACCAATCTGCTGGGCAGCCTCATCGGTGCTGCAAATGGCGCTGTCGTATCCGGCGGTCACGTCACCCCCTTCGCGAAAGGGGGCATCATCTCCGGCCCGACAACATTTCCCTTGCGATCCGGCGCAGGCCTCATGGGGGAGGCCGGACCTGAAGCAATCATGCCTCTGTCTCGCGGCCCGGATGGGCAGCTTGGTGTCCGCACGCAGGGCACATCGCAGCCTGTGTCCATCGTGGTCAATGTCTCAACGCCGGATGCGCCTTCATTCCAGCGATCAGAGTCGCAAATCGCAGCCGTCATGAGTCGTGCACTGTCCCGCGCGCGCCGCACCCAGTAAGGCAACCCGTATATGGCATTTCATGAGGTTCGTTTCCCGACGGACATTTCGTTTGGCTCTTCCGGTGGACCTGAGCGGCGAACAGAGATTGTGGAACTCGCAAGCGGTCATGAGGAAAGAAATACGCCATGGGCCCATTCCCGCCGGCGGTTCAATGCCGGTTATGGAATCAAGACCCGTGATGATCTGCACCGGGTAATCGCTTTTTTTGAAGCCCGCCGCGGTCGCCTGCATGGTTTTCGATTCAAGGATCACAGCGACTTCAAGTCATGCCTACCGGGGCAAACCGTCGAAGCCACAGATCAGCAGATCGGTGTCGGCGATGGCACCGATGATACCTTTCAGCTTGTGCGGTCCTACGAGAGTGGTGCGGAAACCTACACGCGAATGATCAGCAAGCCAGTGGCATCATCTGTTCGCGTCGCGGTGGACGGCGAAGAACAAACCTACACCTCTGATTTCACAGTGGACGCGCAGACAGGTCAGGTGACGTTCAGCTTTCTGAGCATCCCGGCTGCCGGCGCTGTCGTGACTGCCGGTTATGAGTTTGATGTTCCGGTCCGCTTCGACATGGACTTTCTGGATGTCCGCCTGAGTGAGTTTGCCGCTGGTGACATTCCAGCCATCCCCGTTGTGGAGATCAGGCTTTGAAATCTCTCTCGCTGGAATTCCAGGCTCATCTCAACAGCGGTACCACAACACTTTGCCATTGCTGGAAACTCACCCGGCGCGATGACCTTGTCCTGGGATTCACTGACCACGACGAGGACGTCTCGTTCGGCGGCGTCACCTTTGAAGGAACTGCCGGTATGAGCGCAAGCTCGATTGAAAGTTCTTCGGGTCTGGCGGTGGATAACCTGGATGTCGCCGGGGCCCTGAATTCAGAAAGTTTGACAGAAGAAGATCTTGCGTCCGGACTGTATGATGATGCCGATGTGGAAATCTGGCGTGTCAATTGGGCTGCGCCGTCGCAGCGCGTTTTGATGCGCAAGGGAAATCTTGGGGAAGTAGCACGCGGCCGCACCGGTTTCCGGGCGGAGATACGCGGTCTTGCCCACAAGCTGGGGCAACCCATCGGTCGCATTTACCAGTTCACCTGCGACGCCGCCGTCGGAGATAGCAGATGCACCGTCAACCTGAGCACCACAGCGTACGAAGGAGCTGCGACAATCAATGATGTGAAGGACCAGCGCATCATTGAAGTGTCCGGATTGGAGGCCTTTGCCAGCGACTGGTTTGCCCGCGGCGTTGTGACTTTCACCAGCGGGGCGAATGCAGGACGCGCTTTTGAAGTGCGCGGGCATATCAACAATGGAGCGACCGCCACCCTGGAACTCTGGCAACCTGCGAGTGACACCATAGCTGTCGGAGATGATCTGACGGTTACAGCCGGGTGCGACAAGAGCTTTGCGACATGCAGGGCCAAGTTTTCCAATGGCGTGAATTTCAGGGGCTTCCCGCTCATGCCGGGAAACGACTTCGTCACAAGCTATCCCCGCCGTGGTGATGGTCACAGTGGCGGCTCTTTGCAATAGGCCACCATGAAAGACACGCGGGCAATCATGCCCCCCAGTGACATCATCAGCTGCGCACGCGGTTGGCTCGGCACGCCTTATTGTCATCAGGCAAGCTGCAAAGGCGCCGGCACTGACTGTCTGGGGCTCATCCGCGGCGTCTATCGGGAATTGTATGGCAACGAGCCTGAGCCAGCACCGGCCTATACGGCTGATTGGGCGGAAGCATCAGGGCAGGAGACCCTTCACGACGCGGCAGCCCGTCATCTCGTGCCCACTGCCATCAAGGACATTGGCCCCGGCGACGTGCTGCTGTTCCGCATGCTCCCATCGGCGCCGGCCAAGCATGCCGGTATCTGCACGCCGGATGACCGGATGATCCATGCCTATGCCGGCCGCGCCGTGTGTGAAACCCATCTCGGCAGGTGGTGGCACGCCCGGCTCGCCTATGCCTTCCGCTGGCCGGCACAGAACCAGGTTTGAATCCCTTCACCGTGAGACGCACATAAATGGCCTCGCTCGTTCTGTCATCCGCCGGCTCTGCCGTCGGCGGCGCTCTGTTGCCCGGTGGTGTCTCTTTTCTTGGCGGGTCCATTTCCGGGGCTGCACTTGGCAATGCCATTGGGTCCGGCATCGGGTCGCTCATCGACCAGCAACTGTTTGCGCCGTCGGCAGGCAATCAGTTGTTCGAATACGCCTATGATGGTCCGCGCCTCACGGACCTGCAGGTCATGTCATCCAGTGAAGGCGCACCGGTCCCGCGCGCCTATGGGCGCTCGCGTCTTGCCGGGCAGCTGATATGGGCGACCGATTTTGAAGAGCAGATCATTGAAACAATCACTGAGGCAACATCTACGGCGTCAGGCGGTGGTGGCGGTAAAGGCGGTGGTGGCGGCGGCTCCGCAACCACGACGCAGCGGACGACAACAACAGAGTATCTTTATTTCGGGAGTTTTGCCCTTGGCCTGGCCGAAGGACCGATTACCCGTGTCGGCCGTATCTGGGCAGATGGCAAGATACTGGACCTTTCGCAGGTTACGTATCGTGTCCACACCGGCGCAGAAGACCAGTCACCTGATCCCCTCATAGAAGCTGTGGAGGGCACCGGAAACGTGCCCGCATTCCGCGGGCTGGCATATGTCGTGTTTGAACGCCTGCCGCTGGCCCAGTTCGGCAACCGCCTGCCGCAGCTTCAGGTCGAGATATTCCGTTCTCTGAGCGACGTTGAGGCAGTCATCAAGGCCGTAACCATCATTCCCGGCTCCACGGAGTTCGGGTATGAATCGACGCCGGTCATCAAGACCTTCGCAGGCGGCGTTTCCCAGCCTGTGAACACCAACAACGCTCTTGGCGGCACCGATTGGAAGGTCGCCATAGATCAACTGCAGGATACATGTCCCAACCTCACGCGTGCCGGATTGGTGGTCACCTGGTTTGGTAACGACCTGCGTGCAGGTGATTGTACGCTGAGACCCAAGGTTGAGCGGCAGGATACTCAGACAACGCCCCACACCTGGGCCGCTGCTGGCCTCACCAGAGCAACGGCAGACACAGTGACACTGGTGGACGGGCGTCCGGCTTATGGCGGCACGCCGTCGGATGCCAGCGTTGTTTCTGCGATCACTGATCTAAGGGCGCGCGGCATTGAGGTTACGTTTTTCCCCTTCATCATGATGGATGTGCCGGTCGGCAACGCCCTGCCGGATCCCTATACCGGCCTTAACAGTCAACCGGCGCATCCATGGCGGGGCCGCATCACGGTATCGCCTGCACCGGGGACACCCGGAACGCCCGATGGGTCCGCGCTGGCAACCGTGCAGATTACAGCGTTCTTCGGTACTGCGTCAGCTAGTGACTTTGAAGTCTCCGGTGGAACGGTCAGCTACAGCGGGCCGGATGAATGGTCCTATCGGCGTCAGGTTCTGCATTACGCGCATCTGTGCAAAGCCGCCGGAGGTGTTTCGGCCTTCCTGGTCGGTACTGAGTTACGGGGACTGACATGGGCGCGGAGTGACACCGGCCACCCGGCGGTCGACGAACTCATACGTCTTGCCGCAGACGTTAAGTCCATTCTTGGTCCGGCAACAAAAGTCACCTATGCGGCTGACTGGTCCGAGTATTTTGGATATCAGCCGGACGACGGATCGGACTCTGTATCCTTCCATCTTGATCCGTTGTGGGCCTCACCGCACATCGACGCGATTGGTATCGACAATTACATGCCCT